TTGATGATCTTCTGGTTTTAATGCGAATGAATATACATTTATACCTGGTGCAGGACATGTAGTGTGATGTTGATACGGTTGAACTAAATTAAAATATTTTCCTTCTCGTTCGGATATTCTATCATTTCCATTTAATACAATTTTAGCTTTAGATATACAATTATTTCCACCATCAAGTAGTGCTACTTCATTATTTAATGACCATAATCCAACACTATTATCAACATTAACAACACCGTTGGATTTTGTATAATCTTTAATATCGGTATAACCAGCATTTTGATTAGTATAAGATGTATTATATCTATTCCAAGTATTTTTATCATATTTCAAACTACCTTGTAATTGAACGTTGGGTAAACCATACCATAAATTTTGTATATTTTTACCTCCTACCATTCCAGGACCACTTGCTGGTTCAGGTGTTCCAGTAAATCCAGAATAATCCCATAAATCAGTATAGTTAAAATATTGTTTTCCAGCACGGCTTTGCGAATATCCATTGCTCCTATAATTTGTTGGTTGAACAACCCAAATTATTTCTTTAACAGGATGCGTAAAATTTAATTTAATATTATTAGTTGAAGAAGATAATGTATCATTTCCATTAAATTGTAATTGTTCTATTAAATATTCATGTGGAACTTGTGAGAATCTACGCCGTTCATCAGTATCTAAATAAATATAGTCGGCATAAACATTAGTATTTCCACTTCCTGATATTTTAGGTAAAGTTGAAAACACATCTTTTCCAGAACTGGCATTGTAGGATGTTGATGAAGATGTAGAAGTTTGTTTATTAGCCCAAATACAATCATTTAAATCTCTAAAATTAATATTAATATTTATATCAGAGTATTGTAATGCTATAAGGGGTAATGCCATTCCAGGATTTCTACAAAACCAAAATTGTAATGGAATATATAATGTATATTCAGGGGATTTATTTTCTGTAGATGAGGGAGTATTAGAACTATAAATTTGTGTTAATTTTGGAACATTGCCTACCATCTCAGCATAACCTCCTGTTTTTCCAGGTGATTGTGATAATTCATTCCAAATATGTAACCATTCACCATAATGTTTATCTATTTTTTGTCCTCCAATTGATATTTCAACATCTTTTATTAATACATGACCTATCCAATTTAACCATCTAAAAGCTCTAAAATTACTATTATCACTATTAGTTCCATTTCCTTCACTAATATCTATAGATGGTAGTTTAACTTGTATATACATTTTATGGACTAAATCAGCATTTCGTTGTAAAGTTACATTAACTTCTTCACCAAAATCAGCAGTCCCATTAATTGTTTGTTTAATAGATTCCATAGAAAAATTAGTATGTCTTCTATATACCGCTTTAAAAAATGTAATTTGGGGATTTCCAGTTAAATATATATCTTGTGATCCATAGGCAACGATTTGTAATAATCCACCTCCCATATATATAACTAAATATTTTATAATCTTTAAGTTATGTTTTTTTATTTATCATGTTATTAATATATTTACTTTAACTATATTTTTGATTTAAAGAAAATATAAATTATATATAATTATATAATTATGTCATTTAAAGTTAAAAATAAAACAATAAAAAAAAATATAGACACACGAATAACTTTAGATGCTAAACATAATGAAAAAATAATAAAAATTTCTAATACAAATAATATAATAAATTCTAAAAATATAGAGTTAGAAAAATTAAAAAATCAACTACATAAACTTCAAACAACAAATTACAAAAAAAATATTGATAAAATTATAAATATTAAAGATAAAATTATAAGCATGAAGAATTATATAAATACATTTAATAAAAAAGAAGAAATAAATTATTTATTAGATACAGGACATTTATTATTTAATTATTATGATACATCATCAAATAAAAATAATAAAACTAAAAATAATAATAAGTTAAAAGATAATAATAAATCTGTATCTGAGTATTTTAATATTAATATAAAAGAAACTAGCATATCTAAAGCTGAATTGTATGATAAATATTTAACTAAATTAAATAATACAAATTTTAAAAATATCACTATTGCTAATATAGATATATGTAGAACATGTAATAAAGAAAAAAAATTATTTTTATCTGAAGGTAAAATGATATGCGAAATATGTGGTGATGAAAATAAAATATTAATAGATTCTGATAAACCATCCTATAAAGATCCTCCAAGAGAAATAAGTTATTTTGCTTATAAAAGAATTAATCATTTTAATGAATGGTTAGCCCAATTCCAAGCAAAAGAATCAACAGATATTCCTAAAGAAATATATAATGAAATATTAATAGAATTAAAAAAAGAAAGAATATTAAATATTAATACCTTAACACAAAAAAAATTACGTGAAATTTTAAAAAAATTAAAAAAAAATAAATATTATGAACATATTCCTCATATAATTAATAAATTAAATGGAGTTCCACCTCCTATAATGACTCGTAAAACTGAAGAAGAATTACGTAGAATGTTCAAAGAAATACAAATACCGTTTCAGAACAATTGTCCTAGTGATAGAAAAAATTTTTTGTCTTATTCATATATATTACATAAGTTTGTTCAATTATTGGAATTAGATGAATTTATACCATGCTTTGTTCTTTTAAAAAGTAGAGAAAAATTACATCAACAAGATGTTATTTGGAAAAAAATTTGTCAAGAATTAAAATGGGAATTTATACCAAGTATTTAATTATAAACAAGTCTATATTTTTTTTTTTTTTTATTATGAATTAATTAATGGATAAAGTAATTGATATGAAACAATTTATTTATATTGATCAAAATTTATGCTTAGCTTTAAATATAAAATTTTTCAAAAAACAAAAAAATTATGAAGAATTTATAACATATGTTTTTAATACTATTGATAATATTTTATTACTAAGAAAAAAAAAACTAAATGATGACACTATGGATGTTTATATCGATTTAAAAGATTATAAAATTAAAGAAATAGATTATGAATTTATTAAATTAATGATACATGTATGTGAAGAAAAATATCCTGATAATTTAAATATAATTAATGTAAAAAACGCAAATATTATGATTAAAACTATTTATTCAGTGTTAAGACCGTTTATTAATAAAGATACGCGAAAAAAAATATTTTTTATAAAAAAAAATAAAAAAAAAGAAAAAGAAAAAGAAAAAAAAGAAAAAGAAAAAGAACAAAGTTTTCAAATTAATGAAGAAAATATAGATGATTTATTTGATTTTTAAATACCACAATTTTTATCTATTTTTAAATCTATAGAAGGCGATACTAAATCTAGAATATTATAAACCATTCCTGCTGTAAGTGCTATTAACATAATTTCAAAATGACTTAATTTAGTTTTAATTAATGTAAAACAGGAAAAAGCAACTGTTAATACTAATATTAAATACTTAATCAATCTTCTCAAAATCTCCCGTATATTCATTAATATATAAATATATTTTTAATATTAATTAAACTATTTAAAGTTTTCTAATTTAATTATTTTTATAAATAAAATGGAAAAAGTTGATTATTTAGAAGTTGATAACCCTATTCCGGGACAAAATTATACATGTATTTCTTTTGTTTCACCAGATGAAACTATCAAACAAAAGGAACTATTTCTATTTAATAAATTTATGAATCAACGATGTGGAGAATTAGAAAATAATTTATCTGAAATCATTAAAAAATGTTCTGATGAATTAAAAAATAAGATACAACGTGATATAGTTGATAAACTTAAACTAGAATTAAAATATACTTATGATCAATTTAAAAATAAATATGATGATTTTAAATATAAATTTAACGATGAACTTAATACAGCATTTGATAAAGTTTCTAATAAAAAAACAAGCGTTAGAGGTGTAAAAGTAAGAGGCGTATATGATAGTTACGGACAAGCAGAAAAACGTGCTAAAGAATTACAAAGAACCGATAGATCTTTTCATGTATTTGTAGGACAAGTTGGATACTGGTTGCCATGGGATCCTAATGCTGATCAAGTTCAAGAAGAAGAATATTTAGAATCAGAATTAAATAACTTAATGGGAGAATATAAAAAGAATGAAATTAATAGAGATATTTTTTATGAAGAACAAAAACGTGAGAAACTTAAAGAAGCTGCTAAAAACTTAAAAGAACATGAAGATAAAAATATTGAAGATAAATTAGATGAACCAGATCCATGGATGAATAGTAAATTTAAGAGTGCTCCAGCAACTGAAACCGAGACTGTTACTGAAGATAGTGCTAATATTGATGACAATATTGAATCTGAAAGTTCTGAAGCAAACGAAACTGTTGTTACTACTGAAGCTGATAATATAACAGAAGAAACAAAAATAAAAACTATTTAATAATTATATGAAATCATTATTTATTTTGGGGTTTTTTTTAATAATTATATGGATAACTTATAATTATTCATATAATAAATATTATAATGAAAAAATAGAAAAAGAAATTAAATATATCTTATTACCATTAACAATACAAGAACAATTTAAATATGGTAATATAGATGAAAGTATATTTAGAAAGGATAATATAACTAAAAATTATTCTTTATTTTAAATATAATAAATTGTAATTTTTAAATTTTTATGTAATAAATATTATATGAAGATAATAGTATTATTTATATTATTGTTAGGAATAATATTTCTTATTTCAGGATATTTAGAATTGTATTTTAAATCTAAAGAAATTAAAACAGAAGTAGAATATAGATTTGTTCCTAGAAATGTATATGATCAATTACAATCCAATAATTTAGAAGAACAATTTAGTTATATGTTTGATGCAACAGATGCTAGAAATAATACTAATCTGATTTAATTTTATATATATGACCAATATATTTCGTTTTAATAGTTGGGTCTTCTATTTTTTCTATTTTATTTAGTTTAATACCTCTTATTATTCCATTTTTAATAAGTTGTGCCCTATCAAATTTTTTAGTAT